GACAATTCCCTTTGCTTCCTCCAAATTAGAGAATGATTCGTAAACCTCATAGACGGTCTGAAGCCCTCGCGGGTAACGCGTTGCGCCCTTATTGTTGGCATCTGCGCACATTGCCGCAATCGTTGAATCACCAATGGTGCGGTCAATGGATGTCATGTTAACAACGTAGTTGATTGTGTAACTCATATTATTGATCTTGTGTGTATTTGTTGATTACTTCTATTTGCTCAAGCGATGCGTTAGCCTCATCAAAAGCGGTGATCCTGTCAAACGAATCATTGCCAACGTTACGCGCTCGCACGTTATAAGGGATGCCGTCTTGCGGTCTGAATGGTGCGATAGCTAGTGGTACACTGCTTGGTGTTGGCTCTAGCTCGATTGTGTTCTCGCTATTGTTGTGACCGTCTGGGACTGCTGGATACTCACCGCTTAGACTGTACCCCGCAGGCGGTGTATAGGTTAACGGATTTCCGTTTACGTCATATGGCACACGGATAGGATCGAGCGTGGCGTGCTCGTATAAACTGAAGCCATTCGTTGTGTTGTAGCTCTCGAATGGCGCTTGCACGTTAGTCGGATTGCCAATTTTTAGGCCGTGTTGGTTGCTACCGCTTACGTCAAAGACGTCATCACCTGCGCCTTCTGCGAGTGGGTAGCGAGCTATTAAGTCGGTAAGTATAACACCGCCTTTTTTGAGGTGCAATATATCAGATGGATTCAAGGCTTTGTTGAATATCTCAACTTCTGAAATTTTTCCGTCAAGGAGGCCAAATCTACTGCTATTATTATTAAGTGCCCCAATTGAGACAATTAGTGAATTACCAACCCCCCCCAATTGAGATCCTGAATACACCTCTAAACCGTCTAGGTAGAGACGAACTGTTAAGCCGTCGGCTGTGATCGCACAGTGATGAAATTCACCGTCAGATATATCGCCCCCGTTAATTATATCGAACGTTTGTGAGCCGATAAGACCTCCAAGTTTATTAAAATATCTACCAAGACCAAAACCTGTAGACCCAGATAGCCTACTTCCGACAAACCAATCGCCAGACGATAAAGCTAATCCAGTGACAACAACCGTTATTTCTGCGAATCCAAATGATGATGTTGTGGTGTCTATATACTGCCCGAGCCCATCAAAACTAAGCGCATTCGCATTTGAGTAAGTCCAATCCATCGCGTAGATTGAGCCTTTGTATTGCAGTGGCGATCCGTCTGCCGCTGCTGATTGGTCTAGTAACGCGGGCACATAGTTACCTGCACCTACCTCGCTGTAGCCGTGCGTGTTCATGTACTCGCTAGGCGCTGTGTTGTCTATGACTAGCGGTGGGTTGCCGATTAGCGACGAGTGAGCATAATTGCCGCTCGTGTCGTAAAATGATCCATCAGCAAGCCACATACCCTGCAAACCATCAACCACACTATCACCAGCTATTATTTTAGCCACCTCTGCCTCGGTTATAGCGCGGTTATACACTCTAAGGTCTTGGAATGACCCAACCGCAAGACTATCGGCAGACCCATCATCATTCCAGCTCCCCACAAAAAAATCTAAGTCATTCGAAAACACGCCAACTTGGGGAGCGCTGTACTCGACGACACCATCAACATACAGCTTAACCGTTGAGCCGTCTGCCGTAACTACTCCATGATGCCAAAGCCCATCATTTGTATTAGTGGTTGATAGTATCACATTCCAAGATTGACCGCCAATGCCAGCGCCAAATCTGGAGCCATTTAGGCCAAAATAACAGCGATTAGATGCCCCTTTGAAACTACCTCCAATACCTTTAGTTGCTGACTTAACCCAAGCACTAATAGTGATTTCTGTGTATCCTTGGGTTGTCAGAGGGGTTGTTCCATATTGACTAACCCCATCAAACGACCTCACACGCCCCTCGAACTTCTCGCGCCCCTCTGATGTGTCGCCTTGTAGGCGCGGGTCGGTAGCGCCTACTAGGAAAAGCTTTTTGATCAGATCAATTAGTCTCTCCCCAAAATCAAGAGCAAGCCCAAACTTTAGAGGGAATTTTAAAGATGCTTTGAGTGGGAACTTTAGGCTCATCGATTACTTGATAGATTTGACGACAATTGTGAATGGGTAAGAAACACCAGTTGAGGTAATCGTCGTCTGTGTGTCATTGATTACCAAACCAATTTCATGATTCTCGTCATCAGAACCCACAACAAATGTGTGACGAACACGCCCATAAACATTCTTGATTTCAATAGTCCCCCCAGCAAGATCAACTGGAAGCTCGAAAGAGTAGTTGCCAGGCACAGTATCCCGAACTACATCACCGTCTTGGGTTAAAATGATTTCTTCGTCACGCATAATAAGTAAATGTGGTTATTGTTTCGATAATATTAGTTAAACGCTAATTGGCAAGCACTATAGCTTGATCTTAACCGTTCCATTTGTTGAATATAAATCTCCCGCGACTAAACCTCCGACCCCAGCGGCAGCGTCATCAGCGTATTCTGTGAGGTCTAATCCAGAAAGTTGAGTCAGGTCAACACTATGAGGGTTATTTGTGTCCCCAGTATGGGAGTCAAAATCAACCTGTAGAACTCTAGCAGAAACATCACTTTGCAAGGTCGAAACATTACTGTAAAGTTCAGTAAAGTTTTCATTCGCCTTGTCAAATGCGGCTCTGAAAGTGTCACCAGCTCCGTCATTTGCGTATACACCTATGTTAATTATTAGTTGAGCCATGTCGTTTCTTTATGGTTCAGCATCAACGGTTATCATGTCTGAGTCAACAGTATACCTTTCCGTATCCGCTAATAAATTTGGAGCCGTGTCTGGGGGGTTATTTGTGATGATCAAATCAACATCACCCTCATCCATAACTTGAGTGTCTTCGATATAAACAACGAAGTTTACCTCCCAATGGTCATGGCTGAGTCTCTTAGCCTCAAACCGACTCTCACGAAGTTTGCAGTAAAACGTTTCGAGTGAATCGCTCAACAAAAGCTCCATGTTGAACGATGCTGTCCCATTAAACAACTTATGGTGAAACCACCCCCTGAAGATGTTCATTTCAGAGCTGTTAAATGTGCAGCTCAACGGAATTGCTTCATTGAGAACATCGAACCTATTTCGCTGAGTGATTTTCCCTTCCGAGAACTTTGAGTCAACCGTATCCATCAACGTACTATCAGAGTGCGTCAATCTTGGACTTGGTAATATGTTTGGGTACTCTGTCATTATTGAGATAGTTCGATGTCTAATCCTTCCTCTGAAATAATGTGTGTGTCGTCAATCACAACCGAAAATTGCACGCTCCAGTGACCATCAGAGATTCTAGCTGAAGTATATAAACCTCTCAATATCGAGACTTCAAAACGATCATAGACACGATTAATCGTGAGATCCATTAGGAACTTATCAGCCCCTTGATCAATTTTGTGTTTGTGCCACCCACGGAAAAACGACATCTGCTCGTTTGAATAAACGAATTGCAGAGGCACCATCTCTCTAGGATTCGTGTTTCTCCGTATATGCCTACGGTTCCCTTCTTCAAATTCCAGTGTCGTAGTCGCATTCTCCGACTCAACAGAATACCCGAACAGGGGGGCTGGTAAAAATCCACTTGGGTAAATTTCCATTACACTCCCCCTCTCCGTGTTCCATAGGTTCGCTCTATTGAGTCGGAAGTCGAGTTACCCCCGATATTCACTCTTCTCTCAAATTCCATCAAAGACTCTGAAACAGCTCTGCGAATCACAAGCTCAGTGTCACCATTAGCGTTCGTCCTGGTATCGCCTTGGGCAATTGGTGTTCCAGTCATGTTGATAATCTTAATGTTCGCTCCGCCCCCTTTGCCCACTTCGTTCGCTGGGGTGATAGTTCCTTTTTGAGAACCCATCAACAGATAATCATTGCCACCTTGGGTCAACATCTCAGTACCGTTCTCATTGACCCGATACTTGTTGAATTGGCTAACCTCTCCACCAGTCGCCTTACTTCCTGCAACGTCTGCAATTGCCATACCAGCCACCATACCAGCAGATGCGTATCCTTGTGCCATTATGATCCCAGAGAGAGGCATTCCAAATACGGTCGCATTAGCAAGAGCTGCCGCTTTGTGAGTTGCAACCAAAATCTCAGCAATTGCGATTGCCTTGTTTGCTAAGAAGATTGACTTTTGAATTGCTGTTCCTTCTTTGCCAGCCTTCAAAAGAACCTGGTTTCCTTGATCTAAGATAGAGCCGAATTGACTCAAAGCCTCAAGTTGGAGGTTCTTTCTAATTGTGAAAGCCTCTTTCTCTTGCTTGTTTCTGAATTGCCCTTGTTCCTCTTGGATCTTACTGAGTCTGTTCTGGTGCTCAAGCTCAAGGTTTTCCCTTAGCTCTTGATAGGAACCCGAAACTTCAATTTTTGCCGCCTCAGCTTTGTCAATTAGTTCAATTTCCTTCTTATACTTCTCTTCTTGAGCTGTGAATGGATCTACAATTGATTCCTGTAAAGATGCAAAGTCAGACTCAATATCAGAAACGGCCTTCAGTCTGCTCTTGGTTCCTTTGACTGCTATCCTTTTAAGCTCTTCCTGCCTTTGCTTCTCATTCTTCTCTAATAAACTTTCTTTTGTTACCCCAGCAGCAAGATCCTCCAACAGAATCTTATTCTGTTTGATTTTCTGTGCTCTCTCACTATAGACACGGTTTATCCTCTCTTCGCCAGTCTCAAGAGCACGAACAATGCCCAACAACTCTTTGTCTGCCATGCCCATCTCAGACATCGCAGCGTTTTTCTCATGGATCTTTGCGATTTGAATATCGAGGGAGTTTATTACAGAGTTCAGTATGTGTAGCTCTCTTTCCCCTGCAAAGTTGGCTTCTAGTGCCTCTCTTGCAATCTCCCTCTGAGCTTCAAGGTTTTCTAGTTTTGCGTCATAAATCTCTGCAATCACAGAGAAGTTCTTTTCATAGGCTTCCCGCTCAGCGTCTATCTCAGCACGCTGCTTCTTATGAATTGACTCCCCTTTGACGAGTAGATCTAGTTGGTTCGCTAAACCCTCATTCTCTTTGATTATTTGATTGAGTTTTTCCCCTGAAATCTCCCCCTTTGCGTATCTCTCTGATGCTATGGATATTTTTTCATATGCTCTAGCGGCACGAAGCAGTTCATCTGACATCCCAGAGAACACTTTATTGTAACCAACCAGCATCTTATGAGCATTGTCTATGCCCTTAGCATTCTTCTGAGCCACCAAGTCAACCTTGCTGAACTCATCGATGAAACGTCGAAGCTCAGCCGAAGATTTTGTCACATCACTACTGAATTCTTTAAAGAATTTAGGGGTTGATTGACCCTCTATCCTTGAAGCCCAAGCATCTAAATCTTTCCCAACCTGCTCCATCGATAAAGCAATAGGGTCTTCAACCCCAGTGATTGAGGTCATAAATCGACCCCAGCCAGCCTTCATCTTCTCAAGCCCTTGGCCGAATCTTACTGGCATGTCAGAAAACTTGTCGTTAAGTTCATCTGTCCTGTTAAGGATAGCATCAAAAACATCCTCAGAGAGCAACTTCCCTTGAAGCATTAAAGCCCTCATCTCAGTAGTCGTCATCCCTAGACCAGCAGCAATCTCAGCCGCAAGACCTGGGGTGTTCTCAAGGATCGAGTTGAATTCTTCCGCACGAACATTTGTGGAAGCCATAGACTGAGAGAGCTGCCTCATAGCAAACTTCATCTCAGTGGCAGAAGCACCACCTATGATTGCCGCCTTGTTGGTGTTCTCGATGAATTGGAGAACTTGGTCGTTGCTCTTACCCATGTCACGGGCGGCACGACCGACATTCTGAGCTAGAGCCACGTTAGCATCAAGAGCAGCACCAGTCTCCATTGTGATAGCCATAAGGCCAGACCTGACCTTATCAAAGTCACCAGTGGCTCTGGTCATGTCTTTGATCTGAAGTTCA